CAGCGACCGTGGCGGCCGGGACGACAACGACAGGCGACGCCGGAACGGATGCCAGCGTGACCGAAACCGGGGACGCACAAAACAAGACGTTTAATTTTGTTATTCCGCGCGGTGCAGCGGGTGTTGCTGGCTCGGCTACGGTATCAATAGGAACAACAACGACTGGAGCTGCTGGCTCTGCTGCTAGTGTTGCTAATTCTGGGTCTGGGACGGAAGCGGTACTTGACTTTATTTTACCTGCTGGTGAAGAAGGAAGCGGGGGCACAGAATTGACAACTCCGGCAGTCCTGCTTAATGACATTCGCAGAGCCGGGACAAATAACTTTAACTATAACAGCGTAACTACCTTTGTTTGGATTCCAGCAACAAACAATACCGTCGATGGGTACATTACCAAAATATCAATCGAGGCAAATAACGCTTTGGCAGGAAGGAAGATGAATTTATTCCTTTTTACACGAGATGAGGCAACTAATAACTTTACTACTCAATATATTGGAACTGACGATTTTCCAGCTGAACTTGACGGGCTTAACGAAGCTACCTTACCCACCAGGATAGCAATTAAGGAAACACAAATGTTTGGCGTTTCGTTAAGCACAACTGTTGCTACAAGCGCGGTACGTCTATATTCAGAAGGAAACTTTTCCTCATACGAGGGGGGAACTGGACACTTTAATGTTGTAACAAACCTAGCCCTATCGGCACAAACAGAAATGTTCTTCATTCCAAACAGGGGATTCTCCGCGAAGGCTTATGTTGAAGAAAAGGTAACTTCTTCGCGCATAAACAATCCTTCAGGAGTAAGCATGATTGCGGCAGTCGATGGCTTAGTTGGGAGCACAGTTTTTAATGAAAGAGATTGGTTTTTTGGCAAAAAAATACTTTATGTCGGCACGTCTATTCCAGCCGGGGGTACTACCCAAGAAGCTAGATACCCTGACGTCATGGGGCGCATATTAGGGGCAGATGTGGAGAACGTAGCAATAGGAGGCTCAAGAGTGATATTTAATAATTTAGCGAGCGACAATTTAAACGTAAATGCGTTGATGGGAACGATTGCGGAAAAAGAAGCTTTGTTTTCAAATAGCCCAACAGAGGTCATTGCAAACGCGGTAGCTGCTTCGTATGAAACGCTAATAATTGGGAAGACGTATGATTACCTAGTTATCGACCATTACGCCAATGATCGCACTCAAATACGATCTGGCTCCCTGGGAGCAATATCAGACACCACAGCAGCAACTTTTTATGGAGCGTTCAACGTACTGCTAGCATCTGTCTATGCTGACAAACCGTCCGCAAAAGTGCTGTTGGTTGCCTGCCCTAACATCTACACAACTGGAAATGCGTCAATAGATCAGGCAGGACGAGATGCAATTACAGCTCTCAAGGAAATCGCTTTAAAGTATCATTTGCCGTTTCTGAATCAGGCCGAGGAAGGGTATGTAAACACAAGCAATTTCACCGTTTACAATTCAGATGGCACGCACCCGACAGACGATGCGGAAAGGGCTCGGCGAGGATATGCAATAGCTCAGTTCGTGAAAATGCATCCGTAATAGAATTAATCTCTTAAAATAAAACCGTACGAAGATTAAAAAAAATCATAATGTCAATAGTAGAAGCCGTAAAGGAGCTGTGGTACGTAGTACTAGGCGCAGGGACGGCCGTGGCTGGAGTGGTAAAGTGGCGCATCGACCGCAAGGTTAAGGATGCCGCTGAAGCGATTGCCGCAAGTACTGCTGACGCGGACAGCACCGAGATGCTGTACGCACAATTGGAGCTAATGAAAAAGAAACTCATTACCTCCGTTCAACAGGATATGGCGAGAGCCACGGACGCAGCCGAACAAAGGCATATTATCGCAACGTTCAAAATACACTGCCCCGATTGCTACATTACAGTCATGAGTAAAATTTACCCCGATGGACACGCGAAAGATTTGTAAGATTATCAAGGAGATGAATGATATAATCTCCTCTGACTTTTCTAAGCGCATTGATTGGGCTAAGATAGTTGCGTGGCCCGTTAATGAAACAAGAATGATTAACGGGACGTTCAACACCAAGACATACCAAGACAGAACCGAGGCTCGTTTCATTACCCGACTACCCCCAAAGACTGAGTTCCCCGAGCATTGGCATGACGTGGGCGAGTGCTGCGAGGTGCAGGAAGGCGTTCTGGCAGATTTACTCTCAGGCGAGGTATGGGCAAAAGGCGAAATTGCCGTCTTCCCAACAGGCACGAACCACACGCCACACAACCCGTCGCCCACAGACGACACCCGAGTACTTGTAACCTTCAAAAAATAGCGCGATGGAGACGAAAATCACTACTATAAAGCTTCGGCACCTTGGCCAGAGCAACGATAGCACGGTGAGTGCCTTAGAGACAAGTCAGGGGGAGCACCTCTGCTACATTATCGAAGATGGCCCGCGCCTCGTGAAGGTCAAGCACCACACGCGCATCCCAGCGGGCACCTACGAGATTCTTGCCCGAACCGACCCCGGTAGTAGGTTCTTGCAGCGGTACTCTAAGAGCTTTAGCCACAGGTTCGTCCCTCACATTATCGGAGTGCCCGGATTCACCTGGATTCTTTTGCACATAGGCAATTCGATCAGCGACACGTCCGGCTGCTTGCTACCCAACAAAAGATACTATAAGCTAGGTAATGACTACGTAGGTAAGAACAGCACCGACGCCTATCTCGATCTGTATAAGTATCTGGATGCCCTTTTCAGCGACGGACACCGCGTGTACATCGAAGCGGGTCGCGGCGAGGTTGAGAAAGAGCCGGAAGATTCGGAGGTCTTGCTAACCGAAGTGTCACCTACCCCCATCGCCGTTGTCGAACCGGAGCCTCCGGTAGTCGTTGCCGAACCTGCGAAGCCGACCGTAGACGCACCGCCCGAAAAGAAAAAACCGGGCTGCGCCACGGCCGTGTTTTTGCTCCTTGCGCTCCCGTTCCTGGTCGGGCTGGCCTTCTTTCTCTTCATGATGGTCGCCGCGATTGGCGAATCACTCTTTCAGTAGGTGCGTGCCAGAACCCAGGTCTCCGTTGGTCATTTTCTCTCTATTATTGGCCACCTTTGGTTTTGTGCTTCCGGCTACGTAACTTCACGCATTATTAAAAATACCTCTTACATGAAAGACACGAAACAACTCGGTATTGAGAACCTGAAAAGGCTCATCACCGCCGTGGCCGCACAGGCCGCTGCTGCTTTTTCCATCGACGCCAATGGCGACGGGAAGATCAGCACGGGAGAGTACACTTCCTTTGGAACCGGATTCCTTCTCGCGGCCCTCGGAAACGCGGGAACCGCGCAAGCGGCCTTCCCCGAGATCAAGGACATCGAGGGCGATGAGTTCGGTCAACTGACCAAGCACGTCATCGCCACCAAGTTCTTACCCGACAGCGAAGCCGAAGCTGAGAAGCTGGTAAAGCTTGTGGTCATCACAGCTTACCTGAACAAGGTGATGGTAGACACCATCATTGCCACGTCCAAAGGCGAGCCTATCGAGCTTGACCTCGAAGCCTTGGTGAACATCACTCTAGGGTAAACGAAAAGAACTCCGCGCCAAGTGCCCCGACTAGACCAGGAATGGTAGAGCCGGGGCCGGTGCAGTAAAAACCCTAAAAATGAGCACCTTTATTCACGGCATTGAGGTTAATTTTATCGAACGACTGGAAAGCAGCTTCACTGCACCGCTTACTTCGGTTATCGCCCTGGTGGGCACCGCACCGATTGGTGCTACGAACGTCCTGTCCACGACTTCCACACGCCGGGAGGCTATCGAGAATCATGGTGAGCAACTCGCCGGGTTTACGATTCCATACTCACTGGAGGCGATCTACAAACAAGGAGGTGCCGAGGTGATCGTAGTCAATGTTTACGACCCCGCGCTCCACAACGTAGATGTCGTTGACGATCCTGTCATTATCGGTGATGGTCGCGGCAAGACGCTGTTCAACCCCGCTACGGCGGTGGTGCTCAAGTCGAACGACGGCAACACCACCTACACGCTGGGAACCGACTACACAATCGACGTTCTCGGCAACGTGCGTGTGCTTGACGGCACTGCCATCGCGGATGCCAGCACCGCCCTTGCAACCTACGAGCGATTCGATCCGACCACAGTAACGACTGCACAGGTCAACGGCGTGACCACGGGAAACCGGTCTGGTCTTGAGCTGTTGGACAACGCCCTGGCGATGTTCGGCTACTACCCCAAAATTATCATTGCGCCGCAGTTCTGCGAGACGGCGGCTACCAGCCTGAAGATGTCCGAGAAGGCTGACCAGTTCGGTGCCGTGTACTTTGTGGACGCTCCGCGAGCCAGCACGGTGACTACCGTACTTCAAGGCCGCGGCCCCCTCGGCGGCATCCCCGGCTTTCGCACCAGCGACAAGAACCTCCAGCCGATGTTCCCCTACGTCCTGACGCTCAACCCGCAAGGGGAGACGGTCGCACAGCCCCTCAGCCCCTTCGTGGCGGGTGTCGCGGCGCGGTCTGATCGTGAGTTCGGTGTCCAACGCAGTCTCTCCAACCAGGAGCTTCGCGGCGTTCTCGGCGCAGACAAGCTGTTCTCTTCCAACATCTCCGATCCGCTTAGCGACACGAACCGGCTCAACCGGGTTGGCGTTATGACTGTGCTTAACAGTCAGTCGCGTGGCATCGTAACGTTTGGCAACCGCAACGCCTCGGCTCCCGACAACACTGAGCAGGATGTCTTCATGTCAGCTCAGCGCGTTAAGCTTATGCTCATAGAGGCGTTGAGTATCAACAACTTACGCTTCCTCGACCGAGACATCACCACGGGTCTTGTCGATGCGATGGTTGCTTCCAACAATGCCTACCTGCGCGGCTTGAAGTCCACAGGTGTTATCGTTGACGGCAATGTAACGCTCGATAACGAACTGACCACGACCGCCGCCATTGCGCTAGGGCGTCTATTCTTCAAGGTAGAGTTTGCAGCGGTATCTCCGGCGGAGCGACTGACCTTCACCCTGTCTTTCAACCCTGACCTGCTTGCCGGGATTATTCAGTAATCCAATTCCCTAACCCTACACTCCGAATACGATGCCTACTAAAATCAATAGAGTAACAAACGCCAACCTGGTTATCGAAGGTGGCTCAACGCTGGGTCAAGTCTCGAAGGTAGAACTGCCGGACCTGACCGCCATTATGGTAGAACATGAAGGCATCGGCCTTCTCGGCAAGACCAAGTTCTTTGCCGGCTATGAAACGATGGAGGCGACCTTCACGTTCAACGCTTTCTACCCAGACACACTGCGACAGATCGGAGATCCTTACCAGCGTCTTTCGCTTGCACTCTACGCAAACATGGATGTCATGGATGGCGGCGGTTTGGCGGAGCAGATCGGTGTAGTAACCCTCGTTCAAGGCACCTTCATGAATTTCCCCCTGGGTAGTTTTTCTCAGATGGAAAACGTAGATGGCTTAGAGCTGAAGATGTGCGTTACGTACATCAAACAGGTGATCGGCGGAGCTGACATCTTTGAGTTTGATGCCATCAACAGCCTCCTTCGGGTAAACGGAGTAGAGCTGAGCGCAACGCTTAACCGCAACCTTGGTCTGTAAGACCAACTTTGAAAACCTCAACATACATTATGCCTAAAGTTATCACCAAGGTGCCCCCCGATCCAAGTCCGGGGGCACCCCGCCTTCTTGCCCTCAAAGTAACGTACCAAGGTACGGAGCGTGAGGTAGCCATTATTCCGAAGCCTCTAGGACGCGACTTTCTAGAGATAGGTAAGGAGATGAACGGAGACCCGGCGCGATACTACCCCTGCGCTATGCGCGTGTTGTTGCGCCTTGCCACTCCCGAAAACGAGAAGCAGCCGTGGCGCAAGCTGGCCTACCAAGAATGGGAAGAGCTTGCGTACTTTGACTTCGCCGCCGTTATGGAAAAGCTCATCGAGGAGGGTTTTCAGTTGGGCGGGTAGACTGTGTAGAGTACGAGCACTTCGTATTCTTAGCGCACTTTACCGGCTGGAGTTACACTGAGTTAATGCAAAATATTCCCGCCGTTGAAGTGCAGGCTTTCTATCGTGCAGCCGTAAAAACGCATAACAAAATAAACACCCCCGAACAATGAAGAGTAACGTGTTACAGACACTTATCGTTCTGCGGGCTGTTGACAAAGCGTCTGCGGGTTTTCGCAAAACGTTTGGCTTCGCTAATAAGCAGGCCGACGCTTTCGCCCGCAAGCAAAAGGACCGGGCTGACCGCTACGGCAACCTGGCTATCGGCGCGGGTGCCGTAGCGGCCTCTATTGGAGCGTTACTCTACAAGCCTACTCAACTTGCCGTGAACTTCCAGCAAGCCATCGCCAATGTCGGCGCGGTGTCTGGAGCCACGGCGGGCGAGCTAGTCGCGTTAGGGGTAGCTGCACGTAAGCAAGGCCGGGAGACCATGTTCACCGCTACTCAGTCGGCCGAGGCCATGCAGTACCTGGCGATGGCTGGCCTCAAAGCCAACCAGACGATAGCGGTACTACCCGGCGTTTTGAACCTCGCGGCGGCGGGCAATCTAAACTTAGCGGAGACGGCCGACATAGCCACGAACATCATGTCCGCTTTCGGCCTAGAGGTTACGGATATGACCCGGATAGGCGACGTGCTTACCCGCACGTTCACGTCCTCTAACTCTACGCTGGAATCCGTAGCCGCAACCATGAAGTACGTCGGTCCGGTAGCCAAGTTGGCAGGTCTGGAGCTTGAGGAGGCCGCAGCTATGACGGGAGTGCTGGCCAACGCTGGCATTAAAGGGCAGATGGCGGGTACCTCATTACGAGGTATGCTGCTCCGCCTTGCTGGCAAGACTAAACCGGCCGCAGCGGCACTCCGCGAACTAGGCATAAACACGGTGGATTCGGAGGGTAATCTTCGAAACCTCGTGACGGTATTGGGCGAGATGGGCGTTGCTTTGGACGGTATGCCCACCGGTAAGGCTTTGGACATTATCAAGACGCTCTTTGAGACGGAAGGTACTTCGGGTGCAGGTACGCTGCTTACGTTTGCCAAGGATGGCGGGCTTGCACAGTACGCTAAGAATATAGCCGGAGAGGGCAAAGGAGACAAGGCGCGTACAGCTAAAGATGTAGCTGCCGCCCGACTAGCTACCGCTTCGGGTTCCTTTGACCTCTTTAAGTCTGCGGTTGAAGACCTAAGCATTAGTCTAGGCGATGCGCTGCTGCCAGCACTTACGGAGCTGGCCACGTCCGGTGCCAAAGGAGCACTAGCGTTGTCAAACTGGACGGGCGCGAACCGCGAAGCTACGACAACGATTGTGAAGGTGGTGGCAGGGGTCGGCGGTCTGGCCGCTGCGCTTGGCGCAACCGCCATCGTTATATCGTCCGTCGCCACCATAGCGGCAACGGTCGGGCCTCCGTTGATGGCTGCCGCTACCGCCCTTGCTAGCGTTGGTGGAGTAATCTCAGCTTTAGGTACTGGTCTCGTGTTTATATTTGGCGGGGTGCCGCTCGCAGTCGCAGCGGCGTTAGTGGCGGTGGGTGGCCTCATAGCTTACTTCTCGGAGGATATTCAAAAGTATATCAACCCTAAGTTAAAGTCGCTCTTTGGCGTTTCAGAGGAGCAAGCAGCGGCTAATCAACGTAAGGCGGTACGGTTCACCCCCCGCGAAGCGTTTCTCAAGGCTCAGGAAAAGGAACGTGCGGCTGAGAAAGCGGGAACCGGTCCGCTCGGTACGTTGATGCCCACCAAGGCAGTACCCGGCGCGGCGTCCGGCCCTAAGCTCGCGCCCGTGTCGAAACCTGCACCGGGATCGCAGACCTCGATCAACTACGCGCCGATCATAAATATGCCCGCCGGAGGTGCCGCTGACAAGCAGTCTTTCCGGGATATGCTACGCGAACACGCCGGGGAGGTCGAGCGCGTGATGCAACGGGCGAACGCAAACAAACAACGACTAGCCTTTTAACCTATGTACCTGCAACTCGATGACATAAGATTTACCGGACGGTTCGGGCCTAGTGCCCTCGACTACCGATATGTCGAGCGCATAGCCAAGACGCCCCTGCTGAATGGCAAGGCGGCTCTGCTGCGCGTAGGTACGGAGCTGGTAGAGTACCGGCTTGACCTGCGCCTACACACGTCCTTTGTTGACGTGGCGCAGGCTCTGACCCGGCTTCGAGAGAAGCAGATTCAGAACCGGGTGTGTACTTTCATCGACGGCAACGGCGAGCTTATCGGCGAGGTTGTAATTTTGTCCTTGGAAGTGAACGAGCGCGACCGCACAACGACGGGGACGTTGATCCATGCAGACGTACAGCTCGTGCTTGTGGAGTACGCGGCCATCGCCGTCAACGATCAGGCTCGCGGCCGCGACTTCGGCAACGCGCTGGCCCTCGCTGAGAACGACGTAATCCCGGTGCGCATCGAGCCGCTACCCGGATCGGAAGCGGCGTCTTTAGTGATCGGCCTGTCAGGAACGATTGCCGAGATACGAGCCACCGAGCTTGCCGCCACCTTAGCCGTGACGGCCCCTCCCGCGCAGCGGGTGCGCAATCTGACCCGGGTGGCTTCGGGAGCCAAGAAGGTACAGGCAGGTGCCCGCGCTGGTCTTGCGCTGTTAAACCGGGGGTTAACGCTTGCAGCTCAGGTACCCGCTCTGGTGACACAGTTCGAGACGATAGCTAACCAGGCGGCGATCCTTAGCGACGCGGCCGAACGTGGAGACCTGAGTGCCGTGAGCGCGTCTTCCGGCGGGCTGCTCGACCTTGCCAGCTCCGCGTTGGACACCACGCGCCCTCTTAACCGCCTCGTAATACTTCGCAGGATATGAACAACTTCGTTGCATACACCACCATACAAGGGGACAGACTGGACAGTATCTCTCGCAAGCACTACGGCGATTCAGATTCTTGGGGTCCAATTCTTGCGGCCAACCCGACGCTGCCTATCTTGCGCCGCTACCCGCCTGGCATCCGGGTGCGCATCCCTATTTTATCTACCCGAAACAGCGATGTATCTCGCACAACCTTACCGCCGTGGAAACAGTAGCCAGACCCCAGGTGAGCGTAGTCATGAACGGCAGGAATGTAACCCGTGACCTTACGCCCTACATTGAGACGATCCGTTACTTCGATAGCTCAGAGGCTTTGTCGGACAGTATAGACTTATGCCTGACGGCTGAGGACGACCGCTTTGCTAACGACTGGTACCCACCGAAGGGGGCCAAGCTGGAGGTTAGTCTCGGCTACGAAGGTGATATGGTTAGTGCTGGAGTTTTCGAGATAGATGAGGTGGAGTACGAACTGCTCCCGTACCGTGTCGCCATCCGCGCCGTGGCCGCTCTGGTCACCAAGGGGCTGCGGACGAAACGCTCGGTGAACTACGAAGATCAATCGCTTGTCGCCATCATTGGCGACGTGGCTTTGCGGCACGGCCTGCGCACCCTCGGTAACATTGACCCTAGGCTTGTCATCCCCCGCGCCTCGCAGGTGCGCGAAACAGACCTTGCGTTCCTTTCCAGGCTTGCTAAGAAGTACGGGTACAACTTCTCCGTCCGCAACGACCTGCTAATCTTCACGGACGTGTACGCCCTTGAGGGAGCCTCGCCTGTGATAACGGTGGACCTGAAGGACGTAGGTCGCGCATCCTTCCGGGACGGGACTATGAAGGTGAAACGCGCCGCCACGACCCGCTACATGAACCCGGACAGTCAATTTGCCGGGTTCGACACGGCCGAGCCGGGAAGGCAGGTGCTGCGTCGGTACGTCCCAACGCCTTACTCACCGCTGTACCGACCCTTCGAGAACCGTTTCGAGCTGACGGACCCGCCGCCAGCCCTGGGTGCGATAACGAGTGCCCCGTTCCCCTCGGATGGCGTGACCGATTTGAGTGCGCCCTATGCGCCCGACGCCGACTTTGCCTTTCAGCGGCTCGACAACGAACTCCCGCAGCCTCCGGTACCGGGGGTGGGCGCGGCGAACGGCGTACCCTTCCCTTCGGATGGCGTGACGGGCAAGCACCCGCCGTACAGCGAAGTCTCCCGGTTTATTTTCCACCGCCCGCCCGAAATTAACGGAACGGATGCAGATGAGGACATTTTGTTCGGAGGTGCCCGGTCACCCGCCGAGGCAGCGGCTATGTCTCGTGCGGCGATCCACGAATCAACCAGCGAGCAGATCACCGCGTCGCTTACGATGCCCGGACGGCCGACTATGTTAGCCGGAATCAGTATCTTGCTGACCGGTTTCGGAGCCAAGTTTGATGGCAAGTGGTTTATCATTGACAGCACCCACAGTTCCGGGGCTGGTTACGAGACTGAAGTAAGTCTGAAAAAAGTATGAGCTATGTTGAGGTTTGGCGATGTGGTGGAAGTGGATTTGAATTTGGCTCGTTACCGGGTCTATTTTCCTGAAGATGACCTCGTGTCGTTTCCGCTTCCCCATGTCGCTTTTTCAGTAGACAAGGTTAAGCCGCATTTACCTCTAAGCCTGGGAACTCAGGTGGCCTGCTTGGTGGACGGCGCGGAGGGCGTTATCCTAGGAGCCGTCTACACCGATAAGATTCAGCCGACGCAGAACCTTACGGAGACGGACTTCGCGGTTGCTTTTGATGGCGGCGGGCGCGTTGCTTGGGATGGCTCGGCCCTAAAGCTAAGCCTTGACACTACCGAAATAGAGATAGGGCCGCAAGGCATTAAGATTGCAAAGGCCGGAGATTCTTTGAAACTAATTCTCGGCGACCTGTTTACGGCCATCACCACCATGACGCACCTGTCCGCAGCACCGGGCGCACCGACCGGACCGCCGATAAACTTGGTTACCTTCACCGCACTCAAGACCCGCGCCGACGCGCTCCTAAACTAAAAGCTATGGACCCCCAAACTGAAGTGCCATTAGACGAACTGTACGATGACTTTTTTGTGGACACAGGTGAACCTCCCTTTACGCTGTCCGACGAACTGGCAGCGGCCGCAACGGTGCGTCGCAACAACGCTGGTCGGGAGACGTTTTCAGGCAACCGTCAGATGAGCATAACGAAGCCAGGCACCTATGTCGAGGGCGTAGCGGCCATTGAGCAATCTATGTGGATAATTCTTAATACGGAGCCTGGCTCACAGCCCTTCGAGCCGGAGTTTGGCAGCGAGGTCTTTTCTTTGTTGGACGCCGCCTCGCCAACCGCTGCACCTTTAATCTCTGCTCGCATAAAGCGTGACCTTAATCGGTGGGAACCGCGCATCGTTGTATCGCAGGTGACCCACACGCAAAACGTTATCTTTGGCGGCGACGTCGCAGGTGCCACTTCCGGCGTTCGGTTCACGATCTTTTGGACTGGAGCAGCGGATAGCAGCAACGAGCAGGTGAGCGACGTGGTTGCCATCGCGCCGGGTAGTGCTATTGCTGACGGAATATATCTTATCTTAGCGACGGACACCGGCGAGGTCATCCTCACCGAAGCCGGAGAAACTATCTCAATTATATGACCGCCCCACAATTCTACGACACCTCAATCGAGAGCATAAAAGCGAGGCTTTTTGAACGCTTCGAGACTATTACCGGGCGTACTTTGCTGCCTGCGCATCCGGAGGCTCTGGTATTGGAAGTGTGCGCCTATGAGATAAAACTCGTAGCTGAGCAGAACCAGTCAGCCGCCGCGCAGATGCTGCTCTCGTTCTCCAACGCCCCGGCCCTCGACTTCTTGGCCGACCTGCAAGGTGTTAACCGGCTGGCCTCCAGCTTCTCGACTGTCAACCTCGCGTACGAGACGGCTGCGGGGCATGGCGGCTTCACGCTGCCTGCGGGTAGCCGTGTCGCTTCCCAGAACGGACAGACCACTTTCAGAACGGACGCTGACGCGGTTGTACTGACTGGAGCTGCGACCTTTGCCGTGACGGCCACAGCGATCAATCCCGGCGCGGACGGCAACGGCTTCACGGCTGGGCTTATCACGCGCATGATCGACCGCCGCCCGGAGCTGGTCTCGGTAACTAATACGGGCACCTCCGGCGGTGGGTCCGACGCGGAGACGGACGAAGAGCTGCGCGAGCGCGTCCGTCTCGCTGGCTCCGGTACGTCAACCGCAGGGCCTGTTCGGGCTTACCAGTTTTGGGCGCGTAGTGCCTCACCTTCCATTATCGACGTAGCCGTCACGAACCCGGTGCCGGGTACCGTGAACGTTTACCCGCTCGTGCAGGGGGGTGTCGTGACGCCCGACACCGTGATTCAGCAAGTGGTAGCGGCCTTGGACCCGAACACGGTAGTGCCACTCACCGACACGGTGGTGGTCCTCTCGCCGGAGCGCATCGAAGTCACGGTGGGCCTATCCTTCACCATGTACGTGAGCGCGGATAGTGCTTCGGCCTTAGCGGCTGCTCGTGCCCGCGTGGCGCAGTACCTGTTTGTGCGGGAGACCCGGTTGGGTTTGGACGTTACCGTATCGCAGCTCATCGGTCGTGCGGTCGGAGACGCTACGGAGGTGGCAGACGTGTCCGTCACGCTCAACGGCAGCTCGACCGATCTGGTGATTAGCCCTATCCAGTTCGCCAAAACGATAGCTTTAACCACCACCATAATCGGAATTACCAATGGTTGAGATAGCTAGTGCCCTACAAGGCCGAGACCACATAGAGGGCATGATAGACGCGCTGAGCCAAGAGTTCGCCGCGCTGCCAACCGACGCGCTGTTAATGTACATCGTGGACACCGCGCCCGTCGCGGCGTTGTTCCACCTAGCCTCTCAGTACGGCGTTCTTGGGTGGGCCGGGTGGCGTTTAGCTACAACCGAACAGCAACGTAGAGACTTAATCAAAACGGCGGTTCGGCTCCAGCGCACTAAGGGGACGCCTGCTGCCATCCGTAACGCCGTCGCTACTTTGGGCTACTCGGACATAGACATCTTTACCGGCATCGGCGTGTTCTACGACGGCGAGTTCAATTATGACGGGGAGATCGTTTACGATCAGGGCAACTGGGCCAGCTTCGCCGTGGTGATAAACGTAGCGGCTGGTGTGACCATATCGACGGCTATCCTCGCTCAAATAACCGAACTCATTAACGAGTACAAAAACGCCCGCTCGCGGCTTATATCGCTGACCGTATTGGCAGGCGAGTAAAAATATAATAATGTCCAACCTTACGCAACAACCCATTTGGCGACCTGACGTTAACCAGATTGACGCAGGCAACCCAGTCAACGCCGCCGTTGCCAACGCGGCCCCGCAGGCTCTGGCAGACCGCACCTTGTACTTATACGAGCAAGCCCTCGCGGGCGGTGCGCTGGGAACTTCCGCGCAGTACAGCGCGAGCCTCAACGACCTTCGCAAAGCTGGAACGTTTCGCGTACTGGTAGCGGCTACGGAAAAGCCAAGTGCAGAAAGCGGACATTGCTTCGTCAGCTCAGCGGGTGTAGGGGGCGCAGCCAGCGTTTTGCAGATGTTCTTTGATGTCGCAGGCGGCGTGTACTTCCGTCGCTTCAACTCAAGCGCATGGAGCGCGTGGGCTGAGTTCCTGACAACGCTCAGTCTGGATGCTACGCCCGCCGGGTCTTTGATTCACTTCGCGGGTGCCACAACGCCAGCCGGTTACTTAAAGTGCCAAGGTCAACTCCTCTCCCGAACCGTTTACGCGCGGCTGTTTTTGGCAATCGGCGTGTTGTATGGATCGGGCGACGGTACCTCTACCTTCGCGGTACCGGACGGTCGCGGCCGTTTCCTTCGTCAGCTCGATGAGGGTGCAGGACGTGACCCTGACCGGGTACTTGGCTCCTCCCAGGGAGATAGCTTCGCCTCCCACGATCACGATTATGAAGAATCGAGCGGCGGCGGTGCGGCGGGTGCCGGAACCGTTAACAGCGTCAACAGCGGCCGCTTCACCAAGGCGACCGGATTGACGGGTGGCACCGAGACGCGACCAAAAAACATAGCGGTAAACTTACTCATCCGCTTCTAACCAATTTTCATCGCGGCCAGTCCGCACTTTATCCCGTACGAAATGACACGCATTTACTATTTCCACCCCGCCAACGGCAGCTATACCGGTAACGTCAGCCACACCGGTCCTTTCCCGATCCCCGACAACGCCACGCTGATACCTCCGGGTAGCGTACAAGCTAAGTGGGACGCGGAGAAGGGCAAGTGGCAACTTAGCCCGAAGCCGGGTAAGCTAGGCCCCGTAACGCCGGGTCGCCACGAAGGCACCGAGCCTTTCGACCTAACAGACGAACGCCCGGTCGTGGATGCCACGCCGGACGCTGGTCGCCGCCTTGTAGTTGAAAAGGTAAAGCCGCCGACAAAGGCTAATCGCCCATAATATCGACCTCATCGGCGAGTTCCCGTTTAAGCGCGTCCATCAAGGCTTCTTGGTTGACGCGCTTTCCTTTTAGCATATCACGTACCCGTAAATCCATCGTGTCCGCGCAAAGGATGTGGTAGATGCTGACCGTTTCGCTGCTCTGGCCTTGTCGGTACAGCCGCGCTATCGTCTGCTCGTACAGCTCAAGGCTCCACGTCATGCCATACCAGATCATTGTCGAGCCGCCCCCTTGCAGGTTCAAGCCGTGGCCACCGCTGGCCGGGTGCATGAGCATGATGGGTATTTTGCCCGCGTTCCACCGACCCACCGAATCGTCCGCGCCGCTGGTCTTGTTCCCGAGTAGCTCAACGCCTTGCTTCTCAAAGTGCTTCATGAGCCGGTCGCGGTCATGCTGGTAGGCATATAGGATAAGGACGGAGTGACCATTGCTGCTCTCTACCAGTTCCGCTGCGGCCTCCAGCTTTTCGTCGTGTACGTTTACGACATTGCGGTCTTCATCGTAGATCGCGCCATTGGCAAACTGGAGGAGCTTGTTTGTTAGTACCGCTGCGTTCATGGCCGTTATCTCGCCCGGTCCCTCGCCCTCCGTTATGGCCAGATAGGCGTCGCGCTTAAACTTCTTATACTTTGCGAGCAGGGGCGCAGGCAGCTCGACCACGATGTCCACATCGACGCGCTCCGGCATATCGAGGTGCTCCAGACCGAGCGACAACGTTATGTCCTCGATGGCCTCATAAATGAGCTTTTTGGAATCTTCCCTTACCTCCCACTTCTGGTACTGACGTGCGCCCTTGCCGCGACCAGTGCCTGCGGCGTTAAAGAAGGTTTGACGGAAGTGCGACACGAAGCGACCGAGCCGCTCCCCCTGGTCGAGGAGGTAGACTTGCGACCACAGCTCCTCTAAGGAGTTCGGTGCCGGGGTGCCCGTCAAGCCCACCTTGCGCTTGAAGGAGGGAGCCACTAACTTCAGGGCTTTGAACCGCCCCGACGAAGCGTTCTTGAAGCTGGAAAGCTCATCAATGATGAGCATATCGAAGGGCCAAGGGCCTCCGTAGAACGCGCAGACCCAAGGGATGATGTCGCGTCCGATTACGTGGATGTCGGCGGGTTGGCGCAGTGCAGCGGCGCGTTGCTTCGGGGTGCCAATGACCCGCACGACCTTGAGGTGCTTGAGGTGCTCCCACTGCGCGGCTTCCTGCTTCCACACATAGTTTACCACCTTTTTAGGTGCGATCACTACGGCGTTGCTTATCTCGAACATATCGAATTTCAAGATATTGAAAGCTGTGAGGGTAGACACCGTTTTGCCTAGTCCCATCTTCACCATCTCCAGCGCGGCGGGGTTGTTGATTATGTGCTTGACTATCGCCTTTTGATAGTTGTGCAGGTCTTCGAGGCGGTATGTCCTTTTCATAGTTGAGGTTTGTTTTATGTGGTGCTATCTTTGCCAACAGCACCCCCAGGGTTAGTACCCCTGGCCCAACCCGGCCTTCGTAAGAGGGCCGGGTTTCTTTATCTGTTAGGCTCCTCCGCATCGCGGGCAGTTTTCCATGTAGCCGTTTTCGGTATCGAACGTGCATTCGGTGCATAGATCGGGGGCAACGACAAGTGCCTCCGGACCTCGGAGTATCGCGTTGATGTCGTCGGTGTGATCGAGCAGATACCACTCCAGACCAAGTGCCTCTATCTTTCGCTTCCAGACTTCCTGCATCGGGTCCGGCTTGCCGCCGGTGCCCTTGACCTCCACGAAGACGACGCGGCCGGGTAGTAGTAGCAGTCGGTCGGGGAAGCCCCTGGCCCCTGTTAGTGCCATCTTGACGGCCGTGCCGCCGCACTGCTCCGTCGCTGCCTTTAGCATTGCCTCTACGTGCTTTTCGCTCTGCTTAATTGCGCTCATAATATGATTGGTTTGTGCGGTTGGTGAATGTAAGAGTGTTAGCCTAATCAGATCGAAAAGATGAAACCCTTTCCTTTTTCTTTTCTTGTCTGAGTCGTAGTAAGTGATCAACGGCACATCAGTCTTGTACTCAATATCCCAAAATTCGTACTCCGTTTCATCGTCTGGAAAACAGAATCTGTTTCCGGGTTGAAATGCTACTGCTGTCCGATCTGTAACAATACTCTTTTTCATCTCTTTAGGTTTTGTGAGGTTAATTGCGCTCATAATATCGTTGTTTTCCGTAGCGGCCGAACTTCCGAGACTTGCCCGTATTGGACCAGCCGCCTACTTGTTTAAGAATTGCGTTTACTTCGCGTGACTTGATCTTGTCGATGGCTTCCGGCGGGTTCTTGAACGCCTCTGACCACACCTCCAGAGCGGTGACGTGCTGACGCACGACTGTCCCGACCGGGGTGGCATCGCGGCCGTAATTCTCTATGTACATCCGCCGTAAAGGCAGCTCCAGATCGTCCCACCCCGCTGGTAGCAGCATCTCTAAGTACTCAACTACGGCACCGAGCCTGTCATCCGTCGCGCTGTGGCGTTCCTGCGCGGCGGCGTGTTGCTTATGCGCCTCTCCGGTCAGGTACAGCTTGCCGCCAGCCCGGTACGCCTTCACCGCCTCGCCCCAAAGCTGCTGCACATCCCCGGGATTGTCGATAAGATCAAAGGGGCTTAGCTCTGCGGCTTCGCGGTTTACGACCACGGGCAAGAAGCGGCGGTTGCCAGTTTCGTCCGATAGAAAAGCGTCGATGTTCGTCGTTGCGCCAAACACACACTGACGCGGGAAGCTCTCAACGGTGTGTCCGTAGGCGGGTCGGAAGTTGTCGCGCTGGCTGGCAATAAACCCCTTCGCCACTTCTATTGTGGTGCGATTCATCGCGGACAATTCGCCCATCTCTACTATCCAGTTCCCCATCAGGGATTCAAAGGCGGTTTGCCCTCGGAACGTGGTGAAGGTATCTGAGAACCACTCACCGGCCAGCGCGGCAAAGAAGGTACTTTTGTGAGATTCTTGCGGCCCGACCAGCGTCAGGACCATATCGAACTTACAGCCCGGGTTAAAGATGCGGGCCACCGCCGCCGTCATCCAGACCATCATTGCTTGGTGAGTGTAGATCGAGGTCTCCGTACCCATATACTTAGGCAATAAGGTCTTAATTCGAGCCTTGCCGTCGTAGGCGTCCGCTGCGGCATTGAGGTAGTCCCGTACCGGATGGAACGAGTTGGCTTCCAGGGCCAGCTTTCTGGCGTCGTCCACCTTCGCGCTGCTGCTTATGCCGTAGACTATTTCAATGTAGCTGCGCAGTCCGGCGAAGTCCACATCGCGCACCCGGTCTTTATCCTTTAGCCCGGTGCGCCACGGGTTGCCGGGGAAGATATACGAGAAGCTGTCAAACTCATTGCGCTTCAGGGTGTGGGCGAGCTTCGGGTCGTTCTGGAAAATAATCTTTAGGTTAGCCGCGCTGGCCACATACTTCCCCTTGACCATAGTCAAAGTAGACATCCACTCAATCGCGTCCGCGTCTTCCCCGTCGTCACCGGATGGCACCCCGCCAAGGTCACCGAACATATCGCGTACTGAGGCTAACTGCTCAGCGGCTAACGTCTTAGATGTGTCCGTGTCGTCGTAGGCCAGAGCGTTCATAGCGGCCATGCTGCGCTTGTTGTCGCGGCCGCTGTCCAGATCGCCGAACAGGTGGATCCGCACCAAGTCGTAGGCATTGCAGCACAGGTTCGAGGTCGGGTCGGTGCCGTGATGCGAATAGGTGAACTTATCGTCGTAGACAATCAAGCCGCCGGCCGCGCTGCCAAACACGTAAGTGTACCGCTCCGGCTCGCCCGCTTCGCGGCCTTCCAAGGCTGTGTACTTATCAGCCAGGAACTTCTCGATGGCTTCGTGGATGTTGTAGGTGCGGCAAAATGCGCCGATCACACCAGGCTTGTCCAGCGGGTCGGCTTGACGCTCTATCCCTAACTTTACGTGCTCGGCGAAGGCTTTGGAGGTAGGCCACGAGCTGACATCTTTCCAGTCCACGTAGGTGTCGAGTATGAGGTCGGTAGGCACCGGCTCTCCTTCGCCCTCAACGTACACGTAGGTCGCGTCTGAGCTGCAACTCGGCCAGAACATCAACCGGAATGGCTGGTAGCCCGTCTCATCGAACATCTCCAGACCTATGTACTGAGCGAGCCGGCGAGCGATAGGCACGTACTCGGTGGCCGTCACGGCCCTATCCAGCGGCAAGATGAGCCGGTATCGCGGCTCTGACACCGTGTGGCTATGCGTGGAGTGCAGGACGTAAGCGTATGGCAAGGCTTCAGCCACCAGCCCCACGGCGTCGTAAGCGGCAGAATCCATGTCCAGCGTGACCATGCTTCGCAGCGTGACGGAGCGAGGGTTGCGCTTCCCGTCGGCCAGGTAGCCGCCCACGTAGCCGCCCACGTCCTTTACTTTACCTCTGACAGGTCTTTCCATTGCCGCGTACTGCGCCTCCGTCTCAGGCGTCCGCTTGGCTTCGCGGAGCAGCTTTGCGAACTGTGGCCACGTAAACTCCGTGTTTTTCCACGGCTTTGCGGTGTCGGCTTTCTCGCCTATTGCCACATTAAGTAGTAGTTCGTTCTGCATTTTTTACTTTTTGTAAAATGTACTTATAAAACCCTCCGCCCCTAGCGGGATGGCATCGCCCGAAAAGTCTGACCCCCGAATGTCTTCCGCCCACCAAGGCGGTGTGCGCATCAAGGCGAGCAGCGCGTCAAGTGTACCTTCGGCGTGTTCGACTGTTGCCCTTACCGCTACTTCATCATGTACATGGAAGCGAATGTCGTGTCCTGCCTTGTCGGCGCGTAGCATCAACTCCGAAAGGATGTCGCGGGCGTAGGCTTGTACTATGTTCTCGGTGAACTTGCCGCCGTAGGATTCAATCGGTACCCATTGGTTTTTATCATTCATGCCGTAGTATCGGACTTGCGGGCCGTACTTACCCTGAGCTATGTGCGCACCCCAATAGGCCAATCGGCGGCCCGAAGGTAACTTAATCCACAGCGCATTGTTATCCTTGCACATGGTTATCGTTACCGGGCCTCCATTTTTGCACCCGTACGTTATGCCTGGGTTCTGCACAGCTTGTAGCGTTGTGTCCTCCAGCATCCGCCAAAACTTTACAACGTTAGGGCTGGCGGCTCTCCAGTCGTAGACGATCTGGCGGACTACCTCATCGTCAGGATCGAGTTCGTTGTTGTAGTCCATCGTGCGCATCGCGCCAACACTACCCTGGTAGCCTAGGGCCAGCTCAGTCGTTTTGCCCTGTTGGCGTAGTGGGGATTCCTTAGTGATCGTCTCGAAGGGTACGCCGAACGTTGCCGCCGCCGAGGCTTCGTAGATCTTGCCGTGCGTGCGGAAGACCTCCAGCCGCCACTCCTCCATTGCGAGGTAAGCCAGGACGCGGGCCTCGATGGCCGCGTAGTCAGCCACCACCCATGTGTAGCCGTCACCTGCCACCAGGGCCGCTCTGGTGAGCTGTGAGAGCGTGTCGTTGAGGTCGGGGTACGTCGATACAAAAGCGGCGAAGGGGAGCTTTTTAACGTCCACTACGGCCTGCTCCATGTCGGGGAGGTAGTTGCGCGGTAGGTTCTGCGGCTGGATGCGCCGACCCGCCCACCGACCGGTTCGTGAAGCTCCGTAGAACTGCAAAAAGCCCCGCGCATGAAAGTCGGCGCATGAGGTGGAGAGCATCGCGCTGTACTTAGACACCGAGGTCTTCGCCAAGCGAGCGCGTATAGCCATCGCGGTCAAAATGTCCTCATCGGTGCAGCCGTCCAGCAACTCGCCCAGGCTGTCTTTATTTATGGAAAGAACCGGCCGGCCTAAGCGGGTGGAGAGCCAGCGTTTAAGCACAGCGGGGCTGTTAGGCTTTGCCTCTCCTGTTATCGCGGCCATCTCTTCTAGTAAGACTACTTTTTGCCGGTCGCGTAGTGCCAGCGCACACTCAGCCAGCTTTATGTCAAGCAGTACGCCGCGATCATTTATCCGTTGATCGAGTGCCCAAGCTTCCCACTCGTGGGCTGGCATATCGTAGATACTTAACTTTTTGTGTACCGCCATCTCGGCTACTACATCCTGCTCGCAGTAGGACACATAAGCGGACCACTCGGTAGGGAAGTGTTGCGGGTAGTTGCGGCGTCGTAGGTTATTTTTCTTGGTGGGCCGTACAGGTATAGAAAACATCTTAATATAAGACGTACCCTTTGCGTCCTTTGCGGCACCTCCCAGATTAAGAACTTTGGAAAGATTCTTTAGCGACCCAGGCAGGCCGCAATAGAGGGCTTTTATCATAGAGCATCTCCACGAGCGAGCGTCGGTATTGAAGCCGACCGCGCGGAAGCAGGCAAGCTCAAAGGCTACGTTGTGCGCACGTTTCTCAACAAGTGGGTCCATCAGCGCATTGGTGAACTCCATTGGATATACCTCTCCAATAACCGGGCAAAAGGACTTGACGCGGGAGCCGTTCAGCGAATAGGCCACGATAAGTATCTCGAAGTCCGGGCTGTCCACGTAGGCGTGAACGCCCGCTGAGGGAAGTGACACCGCGCTCCAAGTCTCGACATCTATGTGTATGCAGTCCTTCATGATAGCAGTTTAAAAGCCCCCGACGGTAAGAGTACCGCCGAGGGCTAGGAGTTAAAAACGGAACGTTGTCGATTAGAGGAAACCGCCGCCGTCCGGCTCGGTGCCGAAGTCGAAGTCACCGAACAGCGAGGCGGCTTGGTCGTAGCTCATCGCGCTGGAACCTAGCCGCTCACCTTCGCGGGTCTTGAGCACGGCTTCGAGGCCGATCCCGACACCTTTGCTTCCGGTAGGGTGTGAGAAAGGGTAGGCCGTCAGGATGACGTGCCCGTACATTCCGCTGTAAATCTCGCTGGGATTCGTGATCTGGGTTTTGTTGCGGTCCAGAACCCAGGGCTGCACCCTCGTGCGGGCCGTGAGAAACATACAGCCTTTGTATGCTTCGTCATCGTCCGACTTGTCCGTGTCGCCGTCGTGCAGCGGCAGCTTGAAAGCGGACCCCTTCGGTATTGTTCCTCCCCAGAGGTTGACCCGGCCATACTCAAGGGCTTCGTCGATCAGACGCTGGACGGTGGCCAGCGTCTTCGCGTCGTCCTTCCGGATGAGGATGCCAGTCTCGAATTTGGCGATCTTTCCAGCATCCCCGGCCTCAACAGGCTTAGGCTCGGAAAGGTGGACGTAGGATAGGCGCACTTCGCCTGTGGTAAGCTTAATCATGGTTTTGAATTTGCCCGTAGGCGGTTAATAGTCTACACCTCCAAAGCGTTGAAGGCGGTGATCGCGTCGGCAAGCCCGTAGGCTTCCCGTTTGTCGGATGCGAGGGCCAGAACCGGTTTGCCTCCGGGGCGGTGAATCAGATCGCCCAAGTGTTCTTGCAGCCCGTCAACGCCGAGCAGGTTGGTCGCGTCCTCTATGCCGCAAAGCTTCTCGTTGATGTACTCGCCCTTCTTGAACTTGAGAGCGCGGAGCTTCTTGATTACCTTTTTGGGGTCAACCCATTGGCGCGTACCGCGCCCCTGCACCAGCTTGTACTCCTCGGTCGTTACGCCTAGCTGCAACTGACTAAGTAGGTAAGCGCGGGCGTCTTTGATCCACTTCTCG